CTCCAGTCGTTTCCGCCTTGGGTCATGTAGTACGTTATCTCTGCGTTTATTACTGGGTCAAACAATAATATGTTTGACTTTAATTCGAATTTCTCTTTACGATCAATGCCGAGATTTCCCAACATGTTAATCTGAAAAATTCCGTAGGAACTGTCTCCAGTATTCCTGTTGCCATTATATGCCATCGGGCGTCCATTAGACTCCGTCTTAGCAATGGCCCAAGCCTTTTTTAAGGCTACTCCTTCAAATCCAGTTGCCTTCAACAGATTTTTTAATTCTGTATCTGACAACATTTCTGAAGGTTTGTATACAGTGTTGCTGAATTTTTCCAGCGTTTCTTTCTTCAGTTGTAGTTGTGTCTTGCTTGGTTCTACCACCAATGCCTGAGCCATTTGTACTGGCTGAGGCTGGACACCAAATAGAAATAATGTTATCATTGCTATTGATGTCCAAGTATGAGCAACTTCGCTCACACGTTGTTTGATATTCTCCATGGGCATTTCCTCCTATAGAGATAACGAACTATAATAATAACATTGTTTGATAATTGTTGTCAAGCTGGTTGACTAGGAATTAAATGCATATATCTTATTACACAATTAAGGCGGGATTAAATCCAGCAGTAGGTTTTGGTTATGCTGGTCAAAATATTGTGCGTACATTACAAGAATTAGGACATAAAGTAGATTTTGCAAATCCTAAAGCTGATTTCCAATTAAATTTTACACAACCACATCATTATAAATTACATAAGAATCAATATCAGATTGGTTATACTCCGTGGGAATCTACGAAGATCCGTCCAGAATGGACAGAGCGTATGAATTTGTGTGATGAAATTTGGGCAACATCTGATTGGTGTGCAGATGTATATCGTAATAATGGAATAACTAAACCAATATATGTTTATCCACATGGAATAGAATCTGTGTGGAAACCACTTAAAAGAATTGTTAGAGAAGGACAGCCATTAAAGTTTTTACATGTTGGCGAACCCGCTCCAAGAAAAGACGGGCAGGCAGTAGTAGATACTTTCATTAAACTATTTGGCAATAATCCAGACTATGAATTAACAATAAAATCAACTGGACCTCATACAATTAGGTTATACGATAATGAGAATCTAACATTGCCAGAGCATAAGTATCATAATATTAAAGTAATAACAGAAGAATATTCAATAGACAGATTAGTAGATCTTTATCATTCCCACCATGTTTTAGTTTATCCATCATGGGGAGAAGGATTTGGATTTATTCCAATACAAGGATTAGCAACAGGCATGCCAGTTATAACTACTTATGATTGGGCACATTATAAAAAATTTGTTGGTCCATTAAAGTTAAAGTCAAGGTTTACAGATGCAGAAACAGAGGGAGTTCCTAAAGCAGTAGGAGATCCACATTTAGGAAGTTTTTATAAACCAGATATGGAACATTTAGAAGATCAAATGGTTTTTGCTGCAATGAATTATAAAGCTTTATCTGGTTATTACTTTGCTCAGTCAACTAAAATACATGAAGAATATAACTGGACTCAGTTGACTAAGAATGCATTTAAACATTTAGAAGAAAGATTCTAAAACCTCTTCCCACATTAATTAAAGTTTGGTAGAATTGGTATCTATTCAATTTTTAAATTAACCGCAAGGCGGAGAAGGAGCTTTATCTCAAAATGTCAAGAACTATTGAAAACCCCTATGAAAACTTTATTGCATTATCTCGTTATGCACGTTGGTTGCCAGAAGATAATCGCAGAGAGACTTGGGGTGAAACAGTAGATCGTTATTTTGCGTTTATGTTAGATCACCTTTTTGCGAATCATTCTTATGAACCAGATTCAAAACTTGTAGAACAATTAAAGCAAGCAGTATACGATAGAAGTGTCATGCCATCAATGCGAGCAGTAATGACTGCAGGTGCTGCTCTTGATAGAGACCATGTTGCAGGATATAACTGCTCATTTGTTCCAGTAGATTCACCTCGTTCATTTGATGAAACAATGTATATTCTTATGTGTGGTACAGGTGTTGGATTCTCTGTTGAATATAAGTATGTTAATAAACTTCCTGCCGTCCCAGAATCATTTGAAAAGTCTACAACAGTAATTGTAGTTGAAGATTCAAAGAACGGTTGGGCAAAGGCTTACCGTGAACTCCTTGCTATGTTATGGGCTGGTCAGATTCCTTCAATTGATGTTTCAAAACTTCGTCCAGCAGGTGCACGTCTTAAGACTATGGGTGGCCGTTCATCTGGACCACAGCCGTTAGTGAATCTTTTTGATTTTACAATTGCAAAGTTCAAAGGTGCTGCAGGTCGTCAGTTGAAGCCTATTGAGGCTCACGATATAATGTGTAAGATTGGTGAAGTTGTAGTTGTTGGCGGAGTTCGTAGATCTGCAATGATTTCTCTTTCTAATATTAACGATATTGAGATGGCAGCAGCAAAATCAGGTAACTGGTGGGAAAGCAATTCTCAACGAGCACTATCAAATAATTCAGTAGCATATTCTCGTAAGCCAGAAATGGAACAGTTTATTGCGGAATGGAAAAACCTGTATGACTCAAAATCAGGTGAGCGTGGCATATACAATGTTGCCGCTGCTCAAAAGCAAGCAGCAAGATGGGGACGTAGAGATCCAGAAATCCACTATGGAACTAACCCATGCTCAGAAATTATCCTTAGACCTTATCAGTTTTGTAATTTATCCGAAGTTGTAATTCGTGAAAACGATACCCCTAAGACGGTGGCAGAAAAAGTAAGACTAGCCACTATTCTTGGAACATGGCAATCAACTCTTACGGACTTCAAATATCTTCGCAAAATCTGGAAAGACAATACAGAAGAAGAGCGTCTATTGGGGGTATCTCTAACTGGACAATTTGGCAATAAGTTTTTCTCAGGTAAAGAAGACTTGAAAAAGCTTGGAGAAACTCTAGACGGTCTACGTGAATATGCTAGGACTACAAATAAAGAAGAGGCTGGAAAGATTGGTATTCAAGAATCCGCCGCAATTACATGTGTTAAGCCTTCAGGAACAGTATCACAACTTGTAGGTGTTTCTTCAGGTATGCATCCTTGGCATTCACAGTATTATATTCGTACAGTTCGTGGAGATAAAAAAGATCCACTATCAACATTTCTTAAAGAGGTTGGAATTCCAGTAGAAGATGATTTTATGAAACCAACCGACACATACGTATTCTCATTCCCAGTAAAAGCACCAGAAGGTGCTGTACTCAGAAATGACTTGACTGCAATCGATCATTTAAATACATGGCTTGTTTATCAACGAGCATGGTGTGAGCACAAACCTTCAATTACTGTATCTGTTCGTGATGACGAATGGATGGCAGTAGGCGCATGGGTATGGGAGCATTTTGATGAGGTGTCTGGAATTTCATTCCTACCATATTCAGACCACTCATATAAGCAGGCCCCCTATCAAGAAGTTACAGAAACAGAATATCTAGAACTTCTTTCTAAAATGCCTTCCAGTATTCGTTGGGAAGATTTATCTTTCTACGAAACAGAGGATGGAACATCTGGAACACAAACTTTAGCCTGTACTTCAGATGGAAATTGTGAAATCGTAGACATTTCGGCATAAAGGGTATATAATAAATATTGGGGAAACCCAAAATTCCTGGGCACAATGTCCAGAAATAAGGAGGATCTAATGGCAAAAGAAGATCTCAACAATGATGGAAAGGTAACAATGCAAGAGAAAATTCTAGCAGCGTTAGCAAGCTATGGACGTCACTTTTTAGGTGCAGCCATCGCTCTATATATGACTGGTAACACAGACCCAGGAGATTTGATTAAAGGCGGAATCGCCGCATGTCTCCCAGTTATCTTGAAGGCACTCAATCCAAATGAGACAGCTTTCGGCTTCACAAAGAAGTAAAATTTAATAAAGTAGTTAGGACGACTCCTATGCTAGAATGAGCATAGGAGTTTTCCTTTTAGGAGATTTTAGCAAATGGCAGGACAAAAGAATTGGGAAGTGGATCAAAACACTACCTTCACATTTACTGTTGAATATAAAGACAACAGTGGTAGCCCCATTGATATTACTGGGTGCACAGCAAAAATGCAGGTCCGTGATACAAAAGGCGGAAGCAAATTAGCTTTCACACTTACATCACCTTCTACTGGTGGAATTACCGTAGATGGTCCAAATGGTAAATTAATCGTAAAAATAACTCCAACACAAACTAATAAACTATTCTATCCAAAGTCTTCATATGACATTATGTTGACGGATACTAACTTGAATAAAATTAAATTACTTGAAGGATTTATGACTTTGAGTAGATCGGTGACAATCTAATGCCTATCATTAATAATAACGATAATCCAACAGTAGTAGTTACAGAACAAGTTAGTAAGGTTGTTATAAGTGCCCCTGGTCCTCAAGGTCCTCGTGGTAGAACAATTCTTAATGGAAATGGTGTTCCATCCAATAATCTTGGACTTGAGGGAGATTTCTATTATGACAAAAATACAACAAGGCTATATGGTCCTAAGCTAAATGACCTAACCTGGGATGGATCTACCAATTATCTTCTCAGTACTTCCACCCTTACATATCCGTTCTCAATATCTCAAGTTATAAATGCTGGATCCTACTGGTATCTTGAAATTACCCATAATATGGGCTATAACCCAAATGTTACCGTTAAGAACAGCGCTGGAGACATATTAGAAACAGGAATAGATTATAATAGTATTAATAAAATAACACTGACAATGGCTCAACCATTCGGTGGGACAGCGTACCTGTCTTAAAGGAGCAAAGTAAATGGCAAGATTATTCGTAACTGATATCAATCTGAATAAGAATGAACTTCAGAATGCCAGAATTCAGGGACTAAGCTCAGCGCCTTCAGCTCCTGTAACTGGTCAAGTTTATTATGATACATCAAACAATACGATGTATTACTACAATGGATTAGCATCACCAAACGGTCCATGGGTAGCAATGAATGCTTCAACAGAAGCAATTCAAGATATTATTGGTTCTACAATTGTTGGCGGAACTGGTATCACAGCAACATATGGTGATCCAGCTGGTACAGAAACAATTTCTATTACAAATACTGGTGTTACAGCTGGTTCATATGGGTCTCAAACTCAAATTCCAACCTTTACTGTTAACGCACAAGGTCAACTTACAGCTGCTGGAACAGTAAACGTAGCAACAGCACTTTCAATTTCTGGTGATACTGGAACAGATACAGTAAATCTACTTTCAGATACCCTAGCATTTGTTGGAACTGATCCAATTGATACAGCAATTACAAATAATACTGTAACAATTTCTGCAAAAGATGCAACTACTACCACAAAGGGTGTGGCCTCTTTTGCCACAGCAGATTTTGATGTTACATCAGGTGCAGTTAGCATTAAAAATGTTAACCTTGGCACACAGACAACTGGTAATTATGTAGCTACAATTTCTGGAACAGCAAATGAGATTGAAGTAACTGGATCTGGATCAGAAACAGCTGCAGTAACAATCGGTCTTCCAAATGACGTTTCAATTACTAACAACCTTACAGTTGGCGGAAACCTAAATGTAACTGGAACAATTAACTCTGTAAATACAACACAGGTTAATATTGTTGATAATAAGATCAATCTTAATACAGACTTTACAGGTTCACCAACAGCAGATGCTGGTATCCGTGTAGAGCGTGGAGATTCTGCAGATGTTGAAATTCTTTGGAATGAGACATCAGACAAGTGGACTCTTACAAATGATGGCACAAATTATCACGCAATCACACGTAAATATTCAACAACAGTAGGAAATGGTTCTCTAACATCTATCCCAGTAACTCATAATTTAGGAGTACGGGAAGTTGTAGTTAATGTCTATGATTCAGCAACATATGACACAGTAGAGTGTGATGTTGTTAGAACTTCTACTTCAGTTGTTACACTAGGATTTACAGTAGCACCTGCTTCTGGAGCATATACGGTAGTTATCGTAGGTTAAGGAGGGCTTAAATGTCTGTAAAAAGATTAGTCCCCTTACATGCAGTAGCATTATCTGCAAATCCACCAGATGCTCGTATTGGTGATATTTATTATAATACTGTAGATGATAAGCTTAAGTATTATAATGGCACATCATGGTCAGATGTGGCTGGTGTAATTTCTGGAATATTAGAGCATGTTCATACTTATGATGGAGCAATATTTTCTGTAGAATCAGTTCAAGTTCCAGCTTCTGGCGTAATTGATGGAGGCACTCCATGACAGTAAAAATACTTATAAAGCGTGGAACTGAAACACAATGGACAAATTCTACAACAGCACTTATGTCTGGAGAACTGGGCCTTGACACAACTAATAATATTCTTAAAGTTGGAAACGGATCAACTCTTTGGAATAGTCTTCCTGGAATACAATTAAGTTCTCAACAAGTTTCAGAATTAGCACAGGATGCAGTAGCGCAGGCATTTGCTAATGGAGTTCATTCTAATATAGTTGTTACATATAATGATAATGGAAATTCAATAAGCCTTGCTACAGGACCAGATGTTGTTACTACAACAAGTTTAAATAATACTTTAACAAATTCTACTACTGGATATGTTCCTATATCAGATGTAGGAAGTGTAGATGGCGTTGCCCCGCTTGATTCAAATTCTTTAATTCCAGATGCATATATTCCATCAACAATAACAAGAGACTCTGAGTTATCTACTCATAATTCCGCAACAACCAATGTTCATGGTATTTCAAATACAGCAGACCTTTTAAATACATCTAATACAAAAACAGTGACAAATAAAACAATTGGCGCAGGCGGATTAGCATTTAATAGTGGAGCAAATTCTAGTTCAATATATACAGAAGGCAATGATATGTCTGTATATGCAAATGCTAACCTATATTTAAATGGAAATGCAAATATTGTTTTACAGCCAGCGACTGGATCCACAGCAAGTGTTAAGGGTGATGTAATAATTACATCTAACGCATCTCAATCTCTTAATAATAAAACATTGGCATCTCCTACTTTTACTGGAATTCCAGTTGCACCAACAGCAGCATCTAATACTAATACAACACAGGTTGCAACAACAGAGTTTGTTCAGTCTTTAATCAGTAATCTTGTAGATAATGCTCCTAGCGTTTTAAATACATTAAATGAACTTTCTGCTGCAATTGGAAATGATGCAAATTATGCAACAACTGTAACTAATGCATTAGCCTTAAAAGCTCCTCTTGCCTCACCAACATTTACAGGAACTGTTTCTGGAATAACTAAAGATATGGTAGGGCTTGCAAATGTAAATAATACATCAGATGCACTTAAGCCAATATCTTTAGCAACTCAGGCAGCTTTAGATGATAAATTAAATTCAAATGTAGCAGCAGTAACATATGTAACTCAAACATCTGCAGCAAATACATATGCAACAATTATGAATCCAACATTTTCTGGAACCGTTTCTGGAATTACAAAATCTATGGTCGGACTTGAAAATGTTGATAATACATCTGATGCAAATAAACCTATATCAACTTCAACTCAAGCAGCACTTGATGCTAAACTAAATCTTGTAGAACCTTCTATTGATTATTATGTTACAAATTCTGGTTCTGGTGCGTATTTAGTTAATGGTGTATCAAATGGAACAATTTATTTTGAAAAAGGTAAAAAATATAGAATTCATGTAAATGCTACTGGTCATCCATTCTGGATTCAAACAGTGTCTGGAGCATATAGCGCAGGAAATATTTATAGTACTGGTATTACTAATAATGGAACCCAAAACGGACATATTCTAGTTGAGCTTCCTCAAAATGCCCCACAGCTATATTACGTATGCCAATTTCATTCAATGATGGCGGGATCAATAAATACAGCAACTACTCAATATGATAATACTTACATACCAATAACGGGTACAACTAGAACAATTTCCTCTTCTACAGATAAGTATAATATCCTTGAGTTTTCATCTGGAAGCCCAATTACAGTAACTATTCCAAACGATACGCAAGATTCTGGTTGGAGCATAGGGTCTTCTGTGGAAATAAGACAGGTTGGAACTGGACAAATTGTAATTCAAAAAGATGCGGCAGTTACATATAATGCTCCAGATAATCAATTTAAAACAAGAACTCAATGGAGTTCGTTAATATTAGAAAAACGTGCAGCCAATACTTGGCTTGTCACTGGTGATTCTACCGCATAAGGAGAAATAAATGACAGATCAACCAACCCCAATCCCAACACCAACACCAATTAAGTTGGCTTTTATTTTAGATGGAAGAGTTCAAGAAATGCTTAATACTGATAGTAGATTAGCTGCAATTTTTTTAAGTGAACCAATTATTGTAGATATTTCTGGCAAACAAATCAAGTTACAGTCCTCTTACAATCCAGATAATGGAGAATTTACTGATCCAGTGTTTGATCAGGATGGTAATCTTATAGGATAATGAAAAGATTAAGCAGAAAAAGAATTATAAATACACGACTTCGTGCATTTACATCTTTTTCTGATAATTTTTCATCTGCTTCATTAAAAAGTGGATGGAAATCTTTATCTGGATCTTGGACTTCTGGTGGAAATTTACTGACAGCGTCATCAGTTAATTCTTTAATATCTATTCCATTATCAAAATCAGATTGTACTATAACTGCAACACTTCCTTCAGGTACAGGAATGGGCGTATATTTTTGGGGACTAGATGCAAATAATTATTGGGCATCTTATGCAGTTTCTTCTGGAACTACCACTTCAACATGTACAAATAATGCATGTAATGGAACTGAAAATTATACTGTGACTCAAAACTGTTCATGTTATCAGTCTGGCACAACAACACAATCAACTTGCAATAATGGAGCATGTTCTGGGTCAGAAAATTTTACTGATTATAGAAGTTGTTCGTGCAGTGCAGTAAGTGTTTCAAATTGTAATAATGGATCTTGCTCAGGATCAGAAAATTATACCGCTACAAGATCATGCTCGTGTGGTCCAGGACCATCAAATTGTAATAATGGTTCATGTTCAGGAGCAGAATTGTTTGCAGACTATAGAACTTGTTCATGTTACTATTCTGGTGGAGTTTGTTCATATACTGCTGGATCTACGACATATACATCTTTAGGCTGCTATTCAGCTTTTTCTGGATGTAATTCTGGAACAGAAACTTCATGTAATGGTCCAGGTGGATTGAATGTGTGCGGATGTCCTTGCGGACAAAGCAAAGTATGTTGTTATACAGTAACAACTACTAGCGGATATTATAACTGTGCAGTTGGATGTTCTTATAATGGACAATATAATTCTCAATGTTATTTTAATTCTACCTGTAATAGCGGAGCTTGTTCAGGCGGAGAATGGTTTACAAATAGCAGAAGCTGCTCGTGTCCCTCAGTTTCAAATTGCAATAACGGATCATGTTCTGGAACAGAAAACTATACTGCAACAAGAAGTTGCTCATGTTCTTCGGTAAATGTTTCAAATTGTAATAGTGGAGCATGTAATGGCGGAGAATTTTTTACAAATACTCGAAGCTGCTCATGTCCAACAGTTCCAGTATATGCCTCTACATGTAATAATGGTGCATGTAGCGGAACATATAGTTTTACAGCAACTAGAAACTGCTCTTGCACAACAACATATAGCAGAAAGCTAAGAACAGTAAAAGTAATTAATGGAGTTCAATCGACTGTATCTGAATTTAATATCTCCTCTTTACCAACATCTATTCAAATAGTTACATCTGGCACTTCAGTCTCAGTAAGTGGATCTGGATCTTCTGCAAATTATACAAATTCAGACGGGACAACAAATAAGAATTTTGGTATAATCAGAGTAAGCGGCGGATCAGAAGAGATTTCGTCAATTTCAAACTTTACAGCAACGGTGGCATAAAATGACAGATCCATATAATAGACCAGCCAGACCCTGGGACCTATTTAATAAAAATCTTGGTCGAGTAGAAGACGTAATATCTAAAAAAAGACTAGAAATATGTAAAAACTGCGACAGGTTCTTATCCTTGACTACACAATGTTTAGAATGTGGATGTATTATGAATCTAAAAACTAAGCTTCCTAATGCAGAATGTCCACTTCATAAGTGGGGCCAAGAGCAAGTTCCAATTGATAGAGAGATATAAATAGCGGTATAATTAGGGAAGGAGTACACAGTATATGGCAGTAAATTTCCCAACTAGTTTGGACAATTTTACCAACCCTTCTTCTAATAGTTCGGTTGCTAATCCTTCACATTCTCAACAGCATGCTGATGCCAATGATGCCATAGAGGCCCTTGAAGCCAAGGTAGGTATTACTGGTTCTAGTGTTGTAACTAGCCATGACTATAAAATTTCTCAATTAGAGTCTTTAGTAACATCTGCTGTAGCAGGCGCAAAATCAATATATCAAGATGTAAGAAATCAAAGTGGGAATTCTTTAGATAAAGCAACCCCTGTATATGTTAGTGGATCTGAGGGGGCATCTGGAAAGATGCTTATATCTCCATCTTCAAATGCTACAGAATCGATGTCCTCAAAAACAATGGGGCTTACCTCATCTACAATTGCAAATAATACTAATGGTCAAGTTATTTCTGAAGGAATTCTTGAAGGAATTGATACAACTGGAGCGGCAGACGGAGACCCAGTTTGGCTTGGAGTAAATGGAGCAAAAATATATGGACTTGCAAATAAGCCAGTAGCTCCAGCACATTTAGTATTTTTAGGTATAGTAATTAGAGGCGGTCACTTAAATACTGGATCTATGTATGTTAAGATCCAAAACGGTTTTGAAATAGAAGAACTTCATAATGTATTAATTACTAATAAACAAAATAATCAAGTTTTAAGGTATGACTCTACTTCTGGTTTATGGAAAAATCAAACAATTGACAACCTATTTGAACCAGCAGGAGCAATAGCAACACATTCTGCATTAACTACCAATATTCATGGTATTGCAGATACTTCTCTTTTAGCAACAAAATCCTATGCAGATACTGCAGTTTCAACTGCAATAACTGCAATTATCAATTCTGCTCCAGCTACATTGGATACTTTAAATGAATTGGCTACAGCATTGGCAAATGATCCAAATTTTGCAACAACAATATCAAATGCTTTAGCATTAAAAGCTCCACTAGCAAATCCAGCTCTAACTGGAACTCCAACAGCTCCAACAGCTAGTGCTGGAACAAATACTACTCAAATAGCCACAACTGCCTTTGTAAAGACATCATCTGATAATGCTGTAGCTACTGCAAACCTTTATACGGATTCTGCCGTAACCTCTTTAGGTAATAGCGCAGCTCTACTTTATGTTCCAATTTCCGATGTAGGTCAACCAGACGGGGTAGCCTCCCTTGACTCCCTTGGAAAAGTACCAAATACTCAACTAAATATTGATGAAAGAATTCAAGATGTAGCTGCTGGAATGATAACTTCAGCTACTCATAGCAATATAACTGTATCTTATGATGATAATAATGGTAGACTTAGTTTTACTGGAATACCTCTTACCCAAGAGCAGGTTCAGGACCATGTGGCTCCATTATTTACACATGCATTTCATACAAATGTAAGTGCTTCATATGATGATGAAAACAATAGAATTGTTTTAGCTTCATCTGGTGGTGGAGGTTCTGGCGGTGGAGTTGGAACTAATATTGCTTGGTGGCTAGGAGTATAAATGAAAAAAATAGGAGAAAATAATGGCTGGAATTGAAAATCTAGAAGTTGTTCATGATTCAAGTGGACATGCTTATGGTACATCTGGAATAAAAGCGTTTACTGCACCATCTAGTTATTTGATATCAGTTATTGCTACCAATACAACAAGCTTAGACGGACATATATATGTTTATGTAATTCCAGAAGGCTCTACAAATTATGCAAGTCCAAATAATTGGGCTCCAATAGCATATAATTTACCACTACCATCAAATAATAGTTATGAGACATTTAGATTTGGAATCAACTTTTCAGATGAAGTTTGGGTGGCGGGTTCAGCTGGAATGAGATATTTTGTGCAAGGAATAAATCAGGTTTAAGGAGAAAATAAATGCCAGGATACGCATACCCAGTAGAAGCCTCTAGTTCAGAAGGCGGAACAATTAAAAGTATTAGTTATAAAGTAACTAATCTAACTACCCCAACAACTACTTTTTATACAGCTACAGCTAAGACAAAAGTCCTATCTGTACTTGCTACAAATTCTAGAGGATCAATCTTGCCAGTAAAACTACATGTTTTTAGAGATATAGATGATTCTGTAAGTTTAGTATCAGAAAATAGAGTTTTAAAACAGCGCTATTTGGTGCAAGAGTTAATTTCAGGAGACTATAGGTCTGATCATCTTCAAGATCCCGCTCCTAAAAGACATAAGCCAATAGCAGAATTTGTTTTAAACCAGGGAGATGGTTTAAGGGCTACCTGTCCAATAGCAGACGTAGTTACCTTAACTGTAACCCTAAAAGAAGGAATAAACTAAGAATTATTACCCCATGCCTATATTGCTAGTGAAAGTGTGGTGTGATATAATCGCAACAGGAGAAGTAAATGGTAAATGGCAGTTCAAATATGGAGACGGTAGTCTATGGCAACTCTAATTGAAGTAGACGCATCGTCACCGACCCTTGAAGACTTAGTAGATAAAACATTCTATGGTCTCAAGATGAATCCTGAAACAGGTCAAGCTTATATAGATGTAATAAATGGAGATGCTCCAATAAGTCTTCCTGGATTGTCTGGAACAAGATCGGTAACATATTTAAACTGGTTATGGAGCTATAATACATTTATCTACAACTTCAATTCTAATACAGGAAGATTACTTTTGGAGGTCTTATAATGGCTCAAATTTTAGATTTAGGAAAAATCCGTTTTAGCTGGAACGGAACTTATAGCAATACAACAGAATATGAATATAATGATTTGGTTAAGTATGGACCAAACCTATATGCGTATATCTCTAACACTGCCGCAACTGGAGTTGTCCCAACAAATACAACTAACTGGGCTCTAGTTTCAGAAGGACTTAATTGGCGTGGTACTTATTCAGCAAATACACTATATTATAAAAATGATGTAGTCACAGATACAACTAGTACATTTATTGTAACTGTTCAACATACTTCTACAAACAGCCCCTCCACTAGCTCTAATGCAAATTTAACACTCCTAGCACTTGGTCAACAAGGACTTCCTGCATATACTAACAATTCTAATAAAGTTTTAACAAATAATGGGTCTACCTCTTTATGGACAGACACAACACTTTTAACTAAAACATATATTGGAACAAACCAAGGTGGAGCAGCACAAACATTTGAAACAAATGGTGCACTATCAGATGTTGTAGCAGCTTTTGCAAAGAGCACATCAAATTTTGCTCAACTTGTTATGATTAATCCAAGTAACGGCGTAAACGCATCGTCAGATTTTATTGCTTATACAGCAGACGGAGATAATGATTCTGGCTGGATTGATATGGGTATTACAAGTAACAACTTTAGCGCAGCCAACTTTGGAATTACTGGTCCACATGATGGATATATATTTATGTCTGCTGCTCGTGGAACAGAAAAAGATATTAGCGCAGCACGAGTAATTGGAACAGTTGCAACACTTACTACAACAACTGCTCATGGATACTCTGTTGGAAATGTTGTAAAAATTGAAGGCGTAGATGCAGGTGGCGGAACAGGACTAGTAGATCAGCTAGTTACAATTACTGCTGTATCTTCAACAACCTTTTCATTTGCTACAAATGTTACTCCATTTAGCGAAGTAAATTTAACAACATTTGGTTCAACATATAAACCTAAAGGTGCTGGAAACCTTGTTCTTGCAACTGATAAAACAGGTTTAGAGAATAAAATTATTATTGCCGCTGGTGGATACGAATCTGGAACCACTCAAATGGAAATTACCCCAGATCAGCAAGTTGATATTACAATTTCAACAGCTTCTACATCACCAACGACTGGAGCACTTACAGTAGCAGGTGGCGCAGGTTTTGGCGGAAAAGTTCATACTGCAAATGATTTACAAACATTTGGAAAGCTTTTTGTAGGAGAAGAAGCAGATAATTTTACTACAGCAGCAAATCTAACAGATCCAATTGCAGTTGCAGCATATGAAGGATCATCAGGTTCATTTGCACAGGTAGCAATTCATAACTCAGAGCCAACATCTTCAACAGATATTCTTTTGTATCCAGATAATGGAGACGATGGAAATGGTTGGATGGACTTTGGTGTAACTGGATCTACATTTCAGCAGGCACAATATGGAATTACAACTCAAAATGAAGGATATATATTCTTCCAGCCTCCAACTCCAAATGCTAAAACAGTTTCTAATAAAGCATTAACAACAAACGTAGCAACTCTTACTACATCAACAGCACATGGATTTTTAGCTGGACAAAGAGTTGTTGTTAGCGGGGTTGACTCAACATTTAACGGAACATATACAGTAGCATCTGTTCCAACAACAACAACATTTACATATGCAAAAACTGCAAGTAACGTATCATCTACTTCAGCAAGCGGTACTGCAACTATACAAAGTCGTGGAAATATGGTTATTGCTACTGGTGCTAATGGATCCGACAACAAGATTATTTTTGGTGCAGGAGGTTTTGACTCTGGTTTAACTCAGATGGCAATTACTCCAAATAAAAATGTTCATATTGAAATCCCAACCCCTTCAACTTCACCTTCTACAGGTGCTCTAACGGTTGTCGGCGGTGTTGGTATTCAAGGAGACGTTAACGTAGCTGGTAATATTTCATTCGGCGGAACTGGAACACAGGTTTCAACAGCAAACCTTGCCGTTTCTGCTCCAATGATATTTACAGGTTCTGGTTCAACTGTAAGCAATTATGACCTTGGTCTTGTCACAGAAGGAAAGTATCAGGTTACAAACATCCCTGTTCAAACAGTTATTAATAAAGAAGTAAATAATAACGTAGCAATTCTAACTACACTTACAACACATAATTTTGCAGTAGGAGATTCGGTTGTTGTAGCTAACGTTGACTCAACATTTAACGGAACATACACAATTACAGCAGTAGATGCTGGTAATAGAACATTTAGCTATGCTAAGACTACTGGAAATATTGCTTCAACAAGAATTGGTGCAGTAGATTATACAATAACAAATAAAGCCTTAAATAGTAACGTAGCAACTCTAACAACTTCTGCTACACATGCAATGACTGTTGGTACACGAGTATTTATTACTGGTGTTGATTCAACATTTAACGGAACATATGTTATTACAGCAGTAACTACAAATACATTTAGCTATGCAAAGACTGCATCTAACGTAACTGCTACTTCTGCTACAGGTACTGCTACATATTACACATCGGTATCAACTGCAACTGTTGCAACTGCAACACGTACTCGTTGGTCTTCATGGTTTAAGAATGATGCAGATGGTGTATGGAATCTTGTTTCAAATATCAGCACATTGCCTGTAACTAATATTGATTTAACTCAAAATACTTATGGTAATGGAGCAGATATTTCTTATGACACAATTAAAATTGGTGGCTTAGTAAATACTGGTAATGCTACACATAGCGGAAATGTAACTGTTAATGGTAATAAATCCCTTCTTGGAGATTTTACAATTAATACTAATAAATTTACTGTTACTGGATCTAATGGAAATACCTCAATTGCTGGAACTTTAGGTGTAACTGGTTTAACAACACTTACAGATGATTTAGCAATAAATGGTGGAGACTTAACCACAACCGCCACAACATTTAATCTTTTAAATGGTACAGCCACAACCATAAATCTTGGAGGTGCAGCAACTGCACTAACAATTGGTGCTACAACTGGTACAGCCACAATTAGAAATGCTACAACTGCAATTACTGGTGCTGCAACTGTTGGAGGAACTCTCGGTGTAACAGGAAATACTACACTCTCTGGAACTCTTGGAGTAACTGGAAATACAACACTTTCTGGAACTCTTAGCGTAACTGGACTTGCATCATTCCCAGGTGGAATTAGCGTAACTGGTACAGAACGCTTTACAGGACGTTTTGACGTTCAAGAAATGCGTGAAGATATTCTTCCAGTCACAATGGCTTCAAACGTATTAACATGCGATTATACAACAGCAAATATCTTCTATAGCGCAACAGCGCCTTCTGCAAACTGGACACTTAATTTAACAAATGTTCCAACAGATGATAATAAATCAATTTCTGTAGCTGCAATTCAATCTCAAGGAGCAACTGGATATGTACCAACTACATTCCAAATTGATGGTTCTGCCGTAACAATTAAATGGGCTGGAGGAGCCGCTCCAACACCTACAGCAAATAAGTTAGATATCTTTAACTTCTCTCTATTGCGTGTAGGAAATGCTTGGCAGGTTCTAGGATCAGCTAACGTAAACTTCTAAAAGGAGAATAAGGATGCCATTTTATACACTAGTTAGTCGTGGAGCAGGTCAAGGAGTTATTGGTGCTCGTGGATCAGCATCAAAACCATTTAAGCTTCGCCAAATAATTACTACTGGTTATGTTATGGGCGGGTATGCAAGTAGTACCCCTTGGACAAATGTCGGTTCAATTAATCATTCAAATGATGTTGCAACTAATCATGGAAATCTTTTAGGTTCCGCTGGTGGATATATTGGTGGGGGATGCTCATTGACTGTCGGATATGCATTTGGTACTGGAGGAATGGATTCTTATTCTACTGCTTCAAGATTCTCTATGGCTACAAAAACTGGATTATCTAATCAGGGTATGGCACTAACTGTAGGAGATTGCGAATCTATTCAAAATTCTTCTCCAAGTAATGGAGGAGCAACAGCAATGTATATTACTGGTAACTCTAGCGGTATGACAAAATTATCAGTAGCAACTGACACCTACACTAGCTTTGGAACAAGCGTGAATCAGGGTGGTACTGGAGTTAGTTCTCATATGACAGAAAATTGGGGAACATTTTGGGCGGACGATCAGTCTGGAAGAAAGTTTGTATTTGCAACAGAAGCAGAATCTACATCGCCAGGAAGTGGTACTAGCGCAAATGCTGGATGGCATGGTCAGCAAAAAGGAATTTCTTCAAAGAATGGTTTTGGATGGGCTGGAAACGAAGGGGGCTATAACGGTGGAAATAATCTTCGTAGATGGAACTATACAACAGAAGCAAATACTGGAACAGTAGGAAAGCCAGTTACAAATTCTGGAGAAGAAAATTTTGACATGGGTCAAGACCGTCAATATATGCTGGGAATGTACGATGGAGCTCAAAATAACAGAGCTTGGAGATTTACATATGCAACAGAATCTGGTACTGAATTAGGTTCTGGAAGTCAACCATCATGGGCGGGATCTGGAAGATCTTCTGGCGCATGTGCTTGGGGAACAGTATAAATCTTATACTGTTTAATATCTAAAGGGGTATTAAAATGTCAGAGTCTGGAAGACTTTTACCAGCTCAAATAAATACAAAGCAATATGATTTAACAGGCAAGCAAAAAGAGCTTGTTGATTTTGCTTTAATGTTTGATCATGGTCAATCTGAATTTAAAACAAGATATTTTGTAGGTAATGCTCAAATTACACCTTATCAAAAATATAAACAGTATCTTCTTGAATTACGTGCAAGAGAAGAAGCAATTGAAAAGATTATTATTGATATTGCAATAAAAGAAGCAGAGATTGCGGTAGAACTTGAAAACGGAGAAAAATCAGATTCTCAAGCTTTTAAACTTTTATGTTCTAGAAAAGCAAAAAATCTTGAGCGAGATTTTTTAATTCTTGATCGCAGACTTAAAACAGCTATATCTGATAGAGATCAGTACGCTCGTCTGCTTGAAGAAATGTATACAACTGGAGAAGCATATTTACCAGACGGAACAGATCTTAAAGACGCAATTCAAGATCCATATATCGAGTCACAGCTTGAGAGAGATCATTGGATAAGTCGTTTAGGGAAACAAGCTTCAATGGATATATTGGCTTATGGACAAATTGGTACAGGTAACTTAGATGCTATAACTCAACTAAATGATTCCGATGCAAAAGAAGTTTTAAATGCAGCATTGGTATATTCTAATCAGGTAAAAAATGAGTTGGCATATACAGAAAAGGCGATCCTTAAAGAAATTGGAGACTCTGGAACCGACACATTAGATATTCATAGAATGAGAACATCACCAGGATCAAGGGAATTAGAATAATGTACTACGCATTATTTTTAGATGATTTTTTAAATACTAAATCTTTACATGATTATAAAGAAATTGGTAGGGCTGGAAATTCTGTAATAATTAAATGCAGTTATGAGCCACAATCAGAGTATATAGAATTATCTGAAAATGAGGCCTTGTCTTTTATGTTTATTGGTGATCCAGACACTCTTGAAGAAAAAACAGTTAGACCAGATAATCATGTTTATGAAATATTAAAAGATAGGACTTTAAGGCAGGTTCCACAATTAAATTTATTAGGAGAGGTTCAAGAAGGAGTAGTTAAATATAAATATAAAATTACTCAAGAGGATAGAGATAATGCAAAAGCATTACAAAATAAAATAATGAAGTGGATCCCGCTTGTCGAACAAAATTGAATTTATATTAAATGATGAAACGCTACCAGATATTTATAAATCTCCTCAGCCAGCTAAATCATTAATACCAAACTGGTATAAAATTGCACCAGCAAATATAAATAGAGAAGAATTTAAACTTTTGCCTAATGGTAAGCGTAATGGTACATTTAAAAAGTGTGTTCCATTTATGGATGCAATGACATCTGGATATATAGTATCTTTGCCATGTGATGTTTTAGTTGTAAAAGACGAAAAGGGAAATCAAGGATTTCAATGGACTGTTGATGGTCATATTGTTTCTACACATAGTAAAGATGAGCATCCTGGATTTCCAATTCCAGATGATTATTCTAAAACAGTATTTACTTGGATTGGACACTATATAGTAAAAACTCCTAAAGGAACTAGCTCATTATTTACTCATCCCATAAATAGAAAAGACCTTCCATTCTCAGTAATTACTGGTGTAGTAGACACCGACTCGTATCTTGCACCAGTCGATTCTCCATTTTTAATTAAAAAAGATTTTACTGGTATTATTGAAAAAGGAACTCCAGTATGTCAAATAATTCCATTTAAAAGAGAAAACTGGATTTCTGCAACTGTAAAGATTTCTAAAAAAGAATTAAATAATTGGATGAATGGATACATGAGCAAACTTTTATCCGCATATAAAAATAGCGTATGGTCTAAAAAGGAATATATTTAATGTTTACAGTTCCACTAAATCCAAAATTAAATGAAACTCAAATGAATGAGTTTGTTGAATTTTTAAAACAATATAAAGATTATATCTATGACTTTTATTTTACTTGTCGAATACCACCATTTACACAAGATGCCATGGGAGATGTTTTTGATGGCAATCAAGAGGATTGGTCATATTTAATAAATCTTGCTCTATATATTCAAGAATATACGGGAGTTACTGCTTCCGCTGTATTTAATAATATTGAAGTAAGACCTTCCCAGGATAACCTAGATCTTTGGATTCAAAATTTTAGACAATTGTACAATGCTGGAATTAAATCAGTAACAATTCCACACACCTCATGGATGGCAACTGGACAAATCAAAGCGGAATTCCCAGACTTATTTGTTAAAAATACAATTCTTAGAAATGTATCAGAACCAAGAGATATAGAAAAACTTGCTAAGGCAGGATTTGATTATATTAATTTAGATAGAGATCTTATGCGAGATCATGAAAAACTTCTTAGGTTTAAAAAGGCAAAAGAAAAATACGGAGTAAAGTTATCGTTGCTTGCAAATGAAGGATGTCTTGGCGGATGTATTATGATGGATGAACACTATCAATTTAATAATACAAGGTCTGCTGGTCCACAATATTTTCATGATCCAATAAGTAGAATATCTTGCATTAAATGGAATTATGAAGATCAGGCAGTTCCGCTTAAAACAGCAAATTTCCCTCCATGGAGAGAAGATTGGGAAGAGTTTTTAACTGATCTAGGAATAGATGTTATTAAGATGCATGGTAGAGAATCAACAACTCGTCTTCGTGAAACAATGGACATAATTAAAAACTATGCAGCAGGTAAAGAAATATTATTTGAGCATTTTAATGATTTTATTGAAGAAACAAATATGGCTGATAAACCTATTAATATTTGGCGTAATAAAATTAAAACATGCAAATTTGATTGTTGGGATTGTGGATACTGCGATAAAATAATGCTTGCAAAATACGGAGACAGTAGAAATCCTAAGTCCATGATTGCTGTATCTGAAATTGTTAATTCTGTAAATAAAAATTTAGATATAGATATCCCAGGCTTAACTAGCAAAAGGGTTCAAAATTTAATTAATGGACTAGCTTCTCATTCTTCAGTCTACCTTGAAATAGGGTCGTATATAGGAGCAACGGCAGCAGCAGCCTTAAAGAATAATAATTTAACTGCCTACTTCATAGATAGTTGGGAAGATGATATTCAAACTGCAAGAGAAGATTTGCCAGAACTGCCAAGGAATAGTTATGAAGATTTTAAAAATAATATTAATCCGTATATAGGATTAAATACTGTAAATATTATAAAAGACGACATGTACGCTGTAGATACGGATAAAATAAAAAATGTCGATTTATTCTTTTACGATGGCCCAGATGGATATCAGCATATATATAGAGCAATAACTAAATATAAGGACTGCTTAGCAGATCAAAGCATCATAGTTATTGATGATGCCAACTGGACAGACACTACAGATGCCGCAAAGGCGGCAGTTAAAAAATTAGGCTTGACAGTTTTATATGAAAAGCGTATACTTAATTCTATAGAGTCCGAAAAAGACTGGTGGAATGGCGTACACGTAATGGTAGTAGCAAAAGCAAAGTAAGTTTGCGCCAGCATAGATACGAGCATGTATAAGACTATGTTGTGTGGCAAGGGCCGCAAGTCCCCCACTTGTAACTAAAGAAAGAAGAAAAATATGCAATTTACATCAGATCTGTTGCTGCATAATCAGCAGTACATTCTTTTGTTAGCAGCAGTTATGGCCTTATCATTTACTGCAAAGAAAACACAAGTATTCATGCCTTTTTATGCATGGATTGCTAAAACAGTTAAATCAAAAAGAGCAGTTGTAGCTCTTATTTCTCTATTCTCAGGAATTCTTCCTATTTCTGGACGTGTTGCAGTTTCTGCTGGAGCACTAGACACAATTGCGCCAGATGATGTTAAGAAACGAAAGTATTATGGAGTAATTGATTATTTATCTACACACCATTTTTACTTTTGGTCTCCACTAGAAGCAACAATTCTTACTCCGATGGCCGTACTAGGTATAACCTATTCTCAGCTTATGGGTAAGTTATGGCCTCTCTTGGCTACCGCAGCTGTAGTTATTTTATTTTATATTTTTAAAGTTTTAAAGGAAGATGAAATTGATATCGTTATTCCAGAAAAATCTTTAAAGAAAAAAGATAAAGAGCCGTGGCAAATAGAAGCAGATGCTAAACGAGATCGCAAGCAACTGGTTGACTATGCAAAAACATTGGTTTTTACAGCTATTGTTATAGTTATTGGCAATATTGTAAAAGCTAATTTTGATTCAATTAAGGCATGGGTAGAATCTGCTCATCAACATAATTTAATTATATTAGTCGCACTTGTTGGTTTCCTTGCTAGTTTTGCCCTAGGAAGTAGTGGAAAGTTTGCAGGATTTGTAGCATTATCAGCAAGCGTATTTGGAGTAGAAACACTTCCATTATTCTTTGCATTTGATTATGCTGGATATATGCTATCTCCAACTCATAAATGTTTGGTTGTAGGTAAGAGTTATTTTAAGACTCCATTAAGAGAATATTATAAGGCAATTTTATCTCTTACAATACCATTAATTTTAATGGGCTCTGCACTATATTTTATGGGTCTAGATCTTTAAAATGAAGAAAATAGAATTTATCCCTAACTCGGATCATACGGCTAAAGCATTAAATCCGCCTGCTCCGAGTAAGGGATTTATTCCACAATGGTATAAAGACTCTACAAACTATATGAATGGCAACAGCCTTGACTATGTAGATAATGTTGATCATTTAAAAAATTATAAATTATGTATACCATTTTTAGATTCAATGATGGCTGGCTATATGATTGAATTACCTTATGATGTTTATATAAAAATTATTGGGGATAAAATTCATTTCAATTGGCCTAACGAAGAAAAATTAATTATTCCAAGAAGGAATTTGAAGGGGATGCCAAGACCTGCTGGATGCTTAGAGCAAGCGTATGCTTGGACATTTTTCTGGGGGGTAAAAACACCACCAGGATATAGTGTATTAGTTACACACCCTTTTAATAGACACGATCTTCCTTTTATAACTACATCTGGAATCATGGACTCAGATGGTTTTAGTCAAGGAGGAGAAATTCCATTTTTCTTAAAAGAAGATGTGGATGGATTAATTCCAGCAGGTACTCCTATCGCACAAATCTTTCCTTTTAAAAGAGAAGACTGGAAGTCTGAAAAAAGAGAGTATGATGATAGTTTCAATAAAAAACAAAAGTATCAAATAGAAAGACACCTAACAGGAGCCTATAAGAAGCTTTGGTGGGTCAGAAAAAAATTTGAGTAATTTAACCCTACTTGAGGTATAATTAAAGAATGTCCTATCAGTTAAAAGTAATCAAAGACTATCCAATTGGCTTTTGGCCTCTCGATGAGTCTTCTGGTTCTACCGCCGCCGACATTTCTGGCTGTGGCAATAATGGAACATATGTTGGATCTCCTGCAGCAAATATTCTTCCATTAGTTTCTGGCGGACAATCTGGAACTAAAATTACCAACACAGCATACGTTACTTTGCCAGTAACAAAAGATTATTATGGTGCAACAGTTGGGGCGGGATTCGGAACAAAATACACATCAGATAATGACTTTACTCTAGAAGTATGGATTAATCAATCTATAGAGTCTTCTAATGAGACCCCGCTTCTTGCTGATGCAACAAATAATATAGGCTTATTTTGGGATAATGGAGATATAGTATTTAAGGTATCTGCAACAGAATCAATTCGCCGTCGTATTCTATATAGCAAAAAATCAATGCATTTAGTTGCAGTATATTCTGTGGGATCAATTACTTTATATATTGATTCTGCTCCAGTTGCTTCAAAATCCCTATCTAATTTTAAATTTACAAATACTACTATTAATCTACAATCTGGACCAACATCGGTATCTGGAGATACATTTATAGTAGATGCTCCAGCAGTATACCGATATGGTCTTAACGAGACATCAATTCGCAGGCATTATGTAGATGGTAATATTACAACCCCTGCTATTCATGTCGTATATCCAGATAAAGGAATTTTATTTAGCGGGACAGATGCAAATATTAAAGCACAATTTGATTATTCATATCCAGTAAATAAACCATGGTCGGACTTTGTAGACTCCAATACATATTATGATACTGCTAAGAAATATATTACATTCTATGAAACAGATACTACGCAATCCAAATCTTTTGTTATAAATGATTTTCTTGCCGTCCCACAAACAATTGGATTAATTACATCTAAGGTTGAATGGCGGAATGATTTAGGAATAACAGTAGAATCAAGTATAGACGGAACTACATATGTAGCATGTACTAATGGACAGCCAATTCCTCAATATTCAAAGGGTTCATTTAATACTACAGGTAAATTATATATTAGAATTACTATGTCTACTACAGATGCCAGTAAATTCTTGCCAAGACTTTCATTTTTCTGTATAACATTCTATTCTGATACAACGGTATATGCAGATAATTATGGAGATAAAATTACATCTAATTCTGATTACTATTTGGGATCATTAAATTATCCTGTTTTATCCCGTCATTATATGAATGGAATTCGGGCTAAGAATGGAGCAGGATTTGATATGGCTACAGCGATGTCTGTGAAGTCTGTAGAAATGCTCTTTACGCCCCTCACGTTGGCCGCTAACACCCTTATCTACTCATCTGGCGGTACAACTACCAGATTTGCCTGGAATGGCTCTGGAGCAATTTCTAAGGCCAATATTGCCAAGGTATATATAAATAACGTAGACATTTCGACGGCTACAAATATATCTAGTTATTTAGTAGAAGAAGAGCCTCATTATATTGTTTTAGTATTTACTACCCCAATTACTGGTAATATTCAGTTTAATTATGAGTCTACTGGAGGTCCAAGCAATTTATATAATAACATTGCAATATATCCTTCTGAATTGACGGTGGGCAAAGTAGAGACTCATTATGAGTTGTATACGGGTAAACCAGTAGAATCAATTACAGAATCTGCCATCACCCTGACAGAATTACAGCCAGCATATTATAATAATGACTGGATTGTGTTACAAAGCATATAAAAAATACATCTAGCCTGACAAAAAAGCTGGACTTTGACTATAAAGAGTGGTAAAATAAAACATATGAGCATCAAGACCACCGCTATTGAAAATGAGACCCGCCTAGGTATATACGTCTGGGAAATGCCAGACGGACGGTGGATTGGCGATGATGAAGGAAACTATCTATCAGTAACCGCAATGAAAGGCAATAAGTCAAAGATCGATGCTTTGGCACGGGAAGTCCGATCATATGGAATATATGATGGACAACCTAAATTCTTGGAGGGTCGTAGAAAAATTGATGACGAAGAATTTCAGTATCAGCAACAGAGGCTGGAATGGGGATTAATCCCAGATCCACTAGATATTGGTAACTATAAGGATGAAATGAGGAAGGCCAAGAAATGACAGCAGAGTTTATTGAAGATAACGATTCTCAAGAGATTCAGATTTCAAATGCTGCAGACTGGGTTAAGTTTCATTCCCCATCAGTTCAAACTACAAATGATCCATTTAAAGTTGAAGGCGAAGATTTAACTAAAGTATCTGGGCTAAGCCCAGCATTCCGTCGGAAGATGAATAGAGATCTTCAGAAAAAGTTTACAGGTATTGACGGAACAGGAACACAACAGAATTTACTACAACAGGCTATCACTGGATATGCCATGTTCGACCTTGTCGAACCGCCATACAATCTAGAATATCTATCTCAAATCTATGAAATTTCTGCATATAACTATTCAGCAATTAATGCTAAGGTTGCAAATATTGTAGGACTAGGTTTTGACTTTATTGAAACCCGCAAAACAATTGAAGCAATGGATGATATTTCTAACGATGTTCAATTAGAGCGAGCACGTAGAAAGCTAAATAGAATTCGCCAAGATTTACATCAGTGGCTAGAAGATTGCAACGAAGAAGAAACATTTAAAGAAACTCTTATTAAGTTTTATACAGATATCGAAGCAACAGGAAACGGCTACCTTGAAATAGGTCGAACAACTTCTGGCAAAATAGGATATATTGGACATATCCCTGCAAAGACAATGCGTGTCCGTCGTCTTCGTGATGGCTTTATTCAATTGCTATATGGTAAGGCAGTATTCTTCCGTAACTTTGGAGATCAGGAAACACCTAACCCAATTGCAAGCGGACTAGATAGACCAAATGAAATTATTCATATGAAGAAATATACTCCTATGAATAACTACTACGGTATTCCAGATATCGTATCGGCAGCAAATGCCATGAGCGGTAACGAACTTTCTGCAAAGTATAACCTTGACTATTTTGAGAATAAGGCTGTTCCACGATATATTATTACTGTTAAGGGCGCAAAGCTTTCTACAGAATCAGAGCGTAAACTTCTAGAATTTTTCCAGGTCGGACTTAAGGGTAAGAATCATAGATCTTTATATATTCCTCTTCCTGCAGATTCTCCAGATTCTAAGGTTGAATTTAAGATGGAGCCAGTTGAGGCTAATCCACAAGAGTCATCATTTAATACATATCGTAAAATGAACCGTGATGAAATTCTTATGGCTCACAGAACCCCAATAAATAAAATTGGAACTCCAGAAGGAATTAATTTAGCAGCAGCAAGAGATGCAGATAAAACATTTAAAGAGCAAGTTTGTCGTCCAGCACAGGATATTCTAGAGAAGAAACTAAATAGATTAATCTCTGAAATGACCGACGCTCTAGAAATTAAATTCAATGAATTGGCTCTCACAGATGAGGATACTCTATCTAAGATTGATGAGAGATATTTGAGAATGCAGGTAATTACTCCAAATGAAGTACGTATCCGAAAGGGTATGGTTCCATTAGACGGTGGGGATGAAGTTGTTGTATTAAAGCCACAACAGCAGGCGGAAGTAAGGGCTCAAGCTGGAAATACCAGGGCAAGATCCCAAGAACGTCAGAATACCCAACCAGATATTTCTGGAGAAGGACGTAATGAGCAAGGGGCTGGAAGACAAGTCGAGTAGTCCTACTCAACCATTTATTTGCCTTTTGATGTGTAAATAAATATAATTAAGCATATGAATATTGAGAAATCTTTGTGGTCCTCGCATGGCGATAACATCAGCCTTGCAGTACCTTTTACAAAAGTCAACCGTGAGAAGCGTACTGTCTCTGGTTTTGCTACACTTGATAATCTAGATCAAACAGGTGATGTTGTTACAGCAGAAGCATCACTAAAAGCATTCGAATC